CACGGATCCGCTCCGTGGGACTGACCTAACAGTTGGTCCCAGCCCTCACGTAATAGTGAGGGATGGAGGCGGTGGACGACACTGTCATCCCCTGCAGGGGCTAAGCCCCCGACCACCCTTCATCAGAAGGGCGGCCTCCATCCAAGCATGATGTTGACGTGCTTGGGACGTCCAGTACGCTCCAAGTGCCGATTATCATCGCTATCAGCGATGAGCATGGGCCTATCTTCCTTAAGTTCGAGGAATTTATCCTCGTAGGAAGGGGACTCCATGTTCAAGCACTTGGTGAGGGCACCGACACCCTCCAGAAAATCTGGAGGGGGCTTGGCCACCAGAAAATAGCCCCTGGTTAGGGGGCCCTGGTGATTAGGGTGAAGGCGCTGGAATTGATATCCTAGCGCAGACTCCCGGCCCAACAGTGGCGAAGTTGGTGCAACATTTGGAAAAACTCCGAGGAGTTTGACCAAATAATTGTCGAGCCAACACGCTGTCTTCCAAAGGCCTTGCCAATAGGCAAGATTCCTAAGTTTGACAGCGCTGTTTACGCCAGCAGCGTCCTGCCGTTGTGTAGGTAGTACCCTACGGACTCTGACGATTGAAACGTCATGTCCGTCAAAGTACTCCTTACCACAAGACTCTCTGAACCTTCCGGTCCAGAAAGACTTGTCGACGTTAACTTTGTGCCCAAAAGCACTCAGTTCGTCTACAACGGACAGCACATAGTCTCTGGGGACGATAATATCGTCTCCAAAGACGCGCACCTTACCGCGATAAGATAAAATCTCGTCGCGGGTAAGCGTCGTGCCGAGCTCTCGTTGAATCCCTAGGAAAACTACGGTAAGGAATACCATAGCCTCCACAGGGAAACACAGAGCTGAACCCATAGACGCGAACTTGGCCAGGCGTATAACGCCATGACCAGGTACATCAGCCTTCCGGGACCGCGAGGATTGGACTGCCTCATGTAAATGAGAGTAGTCTTCCATCATGGCCCGTACATGCTGATTCGAGACTCGGTCGGAAGCTTCACTCAAATCGAGTGTAGCGAGATCACCGCTGAGTGATCCCTGACACGCCATCTCCTGATTAGGAGTTTGGTCATCAATACCGATCGCGCTCGAGAGGAAACCATCCTCAAGAAGAGCGCTACGCATCACTGCGAGAATCGACTGCTGTGCAAATTGCATAGCAGTAGGTTCAATAGCAATAATGCGTGGAGTCTTGAGCGTTTTAGGAACTGTGATAACCCTAACGGGTATCTCAGCACCGGGTTCGACGAAGTCAAGCTCCTGACCTAATTCATCATCGAAATGATGATTTGGGATCAGAAACTCATCAGCAGGGAACACCCGCTGAAGACGAGCAGGCCAGGTTCGTAGATTCCACTTACCATTACTAGTAAGTTTGTCTGCGACAGCGCCTGGACCGTGCTTTCCGACGTGTCGACCCCAGTAGATATCTCTATCTACTTTGGAGAAGAAATCGCCGAAGAGCATAGCGGACATTTCCTTGAACTCAGCAAGATACTGAGGATCAAGGAGAGAATCCGCTACCTTGACTTCGTTCTCACACTGAATGTATTCGGACATCGCTCGCCTTTCGCGACTAGGGCTTACAACCCCAGTTCGGACTCCCTGTCGGGGGTCCGACGGAAGGGCGATCTTCCCAATAGACAGCGTTAACTGCCTAATTGCGATGATTGCTTCGATGTCCGGTTCATCCAGCAGCACGCCACTCACAGGATCGAACACACGTCCAAGGAAACCTTGTAGAAATACAGGGAGACCACTACGACTACCTTTCCGAAAGGAAGGGCAGTCCGAAGGGACGACGAAACCTTGGTCAAGCCATTTTTGGATGACTTTTCCAAAGTCCGCCAGGGTTATCGCCAAAAACGATAACCCCTCGTGTTCAGTCCGCCTCGTGACAGTTGTTATGTCACGAGTGGCGCTGGTGCAACATCGTATGGCCAACTCGTTGGCCATACAGGACCAGAGTGATATCAGGCTTTTCATAGTCCCTCCTATCTAGTAGAAGGTGGCTAATCCCTGCCTATATCATCAAGGAGCTCGGAAGCTCCCTGTGTTATTCACATCACAGGTTGACAATACATCTATAACAGATGGATGGCGCAACCTCACTGATGATGTAGACAACTGCGAGTATCACGTTACAGACCACGACAGTTTTACGTGTCGCGAGCCTATCGACGTGAATATCCGTAGCTCGACGGCCAGCCGGTTGGCTGCGTCGCCGTAGGGGTCGACCGGACCGGTCTTGAGATAGATCGATCCACCTCGTCTCCCTCGTCTCATCATCTCCAGAAAGATCATCTGAGGAAATGGGTATCACCCCATCCTGCCACAGAAAATGTGGCCTAGGATTCGCCTCCTAGCAGCTTGATGATCTGCTGGTCCGAAGTGGCAGCGAACATGGCCCGAAAGCCATCGAACACTGCCTTAGCCTCTGACGCCGTGTAACCGGCCGGCGGAAGGTCAAACACGATGTAGTTACTCATCGACAGTTTGACGTTTTCCGACGGACGGAACGGGTCGGGGGCCAACTTCGAAGTGTCGATCCTAAGCATCCTCCGGGTGCGCTTCCCATAGTTATGGGAAGACTTCACCTGGATGAGGCCGTCAGCACTGGTGTACTCCGACTCATCGTCGCCCACAGACGTGCGCGGCAATGGGGTCGTAGTGCCACCAATGGTGATTGATAGCGGATCGGTGAATGACATAGGCATCACTCCTAGAGACTAGTATAGTCTCCGTTGGCGTTGTGACATGGTGTTACTTCCCCTTCTTGCCACGGGAAATTCCCAGGGCAGAAAGGATGGCCACCTGGCGGGTACTAAACCCGTCCCAGGTGAGGCCGAACCCATAGGGGGATGCCCCAAATCTCCGCTTGCTTTCAACTACAAGCGTAAGAGGTGAGGGAAGGACACGCGACTTATAGACGTGTGGCCCATCGTACGAATAAGTTCTGACAGCACGAGTGTGCTGCATAATATATCCGTACGGCATCACCAGCGAGTCGGTCGCCATACTAGTGAGGTTTGAAATAACATCACCAGTGTTAGCGAACCAGTCGACCAGCCAGCTCCAAGGGGTAACGTTCCAGAGGACTTCTGGAGTGATATCAGTTCCCAGTAGAGCATCCATTTTACTGGATGACCCTTGCTTATACCAATCCCTTGATAGGTGATAGGTAAAAGCACCTGAGAACCAAGTTCGCTCGTAGAAGCTATCCGTCTGGATGAGCTTCCCGTATACCGCGCCTCCGTTTATCATCAGCGGGTCGCCACCTACAGCAATGTAGGGACGCCAGCTAGATGATAACACGTTTACGGAGGTGGTATTCACTGTTGGGAATTCCATTTTCCGTCGAACAACCTTGCCGGCATCGCGCTCATACTGTTTCCAAACAGCATCAGCGGTCTTGGCGGCCTTGTAAGTGTCAAGAATGTCACTTACGAGTGGTTTCCAACCAAACTCTACGTTGAGATACTCACCACCGGTCGCCTTACGGCGAGCCTTGGCAGTTTTCTCCTTCCATAGAGTGTGGCCTACCAACTTAGGCAGGCCATCATGATACAGTTCAATAAGAGCTGTAGCTAGGTTGGCAACGGAATTGGTGGGCTTCACTACGGCTATTGCCGTAGTACCCAGAGCCCTCAAACTCGCATCGCTGCGAGCATTGAGCTCAGGGAACTGGACGATCTCATGATTCGGATCAATGGCAATGCACGGACCATTGTAAGTGGCCGTCCAACCATTGCCGAACTCATTGAGATCGCTACCAGCTAGCTTCACATTACCACCAAAAGTGGCAAAACGTGAAGTACTTATGAAGTCACCACCAACATCCCCGTGGAGCGGGCTTGCGCTCGCCCAACCGGGATGACCTTCCGACGCAGTGATCTGCGTCCCCCTGACCTTTTTGAGTATAACAGGACTCTTCACGTGTTGGAAGAAGCTGTTCTGTCCGTTTGCACGGACATACTCAGAAGTGCCTTCACCAATCGGGTCAACCGGATTGGTGATACGGCTCTTCGTAACAAGGGCCAAGGGCAACAGAGCTCCTAGGGTCATATCAACCCATGCACTGCAAGGGTTGGGATGTTGTACCATGCCCCGGGCCCTCTCACGAGGGCC